CGATTTCTCCCGCCCAGATGCGGTCCTGTGATGAACCGTACTGGTTTGGAAGGAGCCATCCTGCTGAACCTGTCTCAGCGCGGAGGTCGTGTGAAACTTCTGGGTGGATACCAGCCCAGTAGAGTGAGCCCTTGCGAGCAACAGCCTTGTTAGCACGCAACTTCGCAACAGCCTTGCGGACGTTAGCAGAAGAGAGTGTTGCAGCAGCAGTAATTGTTGCTGTTGATGTTGCAGTTGAACCTGCGTAGATGACGTTTGAGCCACCACGAAGTGTTGCCATAGCAACAGCATCGATTGAGTCTGCAAGGTTGAATGCAATGATGTTAGCAATTGCTGGGTCTACATCTGCAAGTGAGAAGAGTTCAAGCGCACGTGTTACCAATACTGAGTTACCGTACTCGTTAAGAGTAATTGTAACTGATGTTGGTGTTGAGAGCGCTACTGCATCTGGGTCAGTTGCTTCTGTGAGAGCAGTTGTTGCTGCTGTGAGGTCAACGTAGCGCTGTAGGACTACTGTTGAACCTGGGATGGACTGCTTAGCAGGACGCTTATCTGCGACTGAACGAATGAGTGGCTCTGAACGGAGCGCGAACTCGAGAAGTCGGTCATAAGCCTTCTGTACTAAACCAGCACCACCAGCGGTTCCTCCGAGTGAATCGGAGGCTGTGGATACGTATGCGTTAGCCATTTAGGTTATTTCCTTTTTGTAGTTAGAAACTATGATTAATTTTGTGAGCCATAGATGAGGTTAATGATATCTTCTGCAGATTCTGCATTATCGATACGCATACCCATATCTTCGGCTCTATCAGGTGTTATTGCACCTTGAGTAACCAAATCCTGCTGGCGTAGTGCCGCACGGTTCTGGCTATTTACTTCTGGCGCATCCTGACGTACCTCTAGTCCAAACAAGTCTGCGTTATCATCGAGCCAGTTATTCACTGTCTCCTCGTTAACTTCATCCAAGTCCTTTAGGACAAGTCGTACTGCCTTAGGATTAACACCTTTCTTTTCTAGGGTTTCTTTAACGATTCGCTCACGCTGCCCCTTGGATAGTGTCTCAAGTTGCTCTGTAAGTTCCTTAATACGTTTTTCATCTGCACGCTTGGCTTTGCGTAACTTCTTTAAGAGGTCACTTCCGTCCATTGGTGTATCTGTTTCTGTATCGAGGTCGTCGTCTTCGTCATCCCAGTAGTTGTTGCTCATAGCAACCACCCTTCTATTCGTTGTAGTCGTAAGCCTCAGTGGCTAGTCGGGGAACTAGGCTGGCTCTTACTATCGGTCTATTACGCTGACGGGGCCGATGGGTCCGTTCAGGATTCTATTTATATTTGGCCTTGGGCTCTGCTTTGTGAGGCGAGTCGACCGCTTCTTGCACCAAATCGGTTTACTTCTTCTTCTCCGATTTTAGCAATCTTGTCTTGCGCCTCTACACTGCTTTCAAACTGAGCAGCAATTGCATCAGCCTGAGTGAATCCAATGCCACTCATCTTGCCTAGCATCTGTCCACGCTCTAGGCGCTTGACATCTGCAAAGCCAGCAAGTGACTTGTTGTAGTCATATCCGCGTGCAGAGATACCTGCTGCTGTAACCATGTCGATTGTGACACCTTGTGACTTGGCTGCAGATAATGTGCTGATTTCAGAAATCTTCTTGTTAAGCGCCTGTGCGCCTTCCTTGCCAGTAAGCAAAGCCTTGGCAATATCTGTACGGCTTACGCCAAGTTGGAGATATGCATCTAGGTCTTTCTTGAGTGCTGCAGGAGCGTTGTCGATAGCATTGAATGTATCGTTGATTAGGTTGGTCACTTCAAGCACTGACTTGCCTAATCCTAGAACTCCACCGAGGAAGTCCTGGGTAGCAAGGTCGCCCATGCCTGCTTCACGCAGTACATCACCCATTGCTGACTCTGATTTGAAGTACTCTGCAATAGTTGGAACCTCAATTGCCTCACCCTTAGCAAGACGGTCTTGAAGTGCGTAGATGCCCTTGAAACGGTCTGTAAACGCCTTGAGTGACGGGTTGGTGCGTACTTCCTGTAGAGACAGGTTAAGTGCTTCATCGATTGTTGAACCAGAGTTGTAGAACCCTGCTACCACACCGTATAGGCCATCAGCCCAACCCTTAGAGATTTCCTGTGCTCCAAAGAAGAGTGCAAGAGTATTCTTAAAAGTATCTTTTGCTAGAGTTCTGTCTGAACCAAATTCTTTACCAGTTGAGCCTGGAACAATCTTTGAACGCCTGTTACCGTTCTCATCGTAAATGTCCTGATTCCAACCATTGATGTAGGTTAGTCCATTGAACTTGCCGCTGAACGGCTTACCATCAAGTAGTAACTCACCATTTAAGCCAGTACTATATCCTGTTGTCTTAGGAGGTGGCGGAGTACCGTCTTCTGGTGCTGGAGGATTCTTAGTAACAGTTGGAGTCTTAGTCTCTGGAACGTTTGCACCAGTAATGTAATTAGGTACGTTTGCACCAGTAATATAGTTAGGCGCTGAGGTTGAATATCCAGCAGGTGCTCCACCAATAGTCACTGTGGGAGTCAATGGAGAGTAACCAGCAGGTGCTCCACCAATTGTTACCGTAGGTGTTACAAGTTTCGAAGAAGCCGCTTTCTTAGGTGCAGCCTTTGTCTGTGCAATCTTGTCGCCATACGCTGAGTCTGCTATAGCCATTATACTCCAAATCCAAAGGCTCTTGCGAGCCCTACTGCAGCATCACGTGCATTGTCGTTTGCTTCTGTTGTTTCCTCGTACTTGCTATGCTTCTTTGCCATGCGAATTAAATCAGTGCGTGAAGGTGGCTGTCCCTTGCCATCTGGTCCAGCATAGTTCAAGTAAGATGATACAATTGGGTCATCAATTGAAACGTCTTTGTCATCTACTTCCCATGTCTTTGCAATCAACTTGATAACAGGAGAAGCGATGTCGTAGGTTGTAAGTTCTGGGTCAGTTGCGAAGCGGTCAGCAAACTGTGGGTATTCCTTCTTAGCAATCTGCTGTAGTTCTACCTTGACATCAGCAATAGTTTTCTTGCCCATGGCAATCTGCTTTGCAGCATTACGAATATCGCTATCTGTGTAGCCTAAGACCTGGAAGGCATCAACTGCTCCACGTACCTCAGCAAGTGCTGTAAGTGACTTAGCGCCGAGAGCCTTCTCGTCCTTGAAGTTGACCTTCTTCCAAATCCAGTCAAGTGCAAACTCGCCAGGCTTGAAGAAAGATGGGAACTCTGTCTGTGCAACAGAAGACATTGTCTTGTCGACAGCCTCTGGTGTTATGCCACCAGGAGTTGTCTTCTGAGAAGTAGATGTTACAACCTTCTCAACCTGCTTAGCCTGTTCAGAGTCAAACTCCTTGATGAACTGGGCTACGTCTTCTTTTGTAAACTTGACTGTATAGCCAGCATCTTCTGCTGCTAGAGTCATAATCTGGAGCGCTGATGCAGGAGTTAACTTGGTCTTCTTGGTAGATACTTCTGTGCCTGAGCGAGCATTGCTGCTACCACCGTTGCTTGCAACGACAGCATCAATAATTGCCTTTACGTCAGGAGAAACGGCTTGCTGGTCCGCCAATGGTGTATTGGTTTTTTCTGCCATTAGTTAGCCGCCTTTAGTGAGTCATTGTCAAAGTATCGTGTAATAATTGTCTTCAAGTTACCATCCCATTGACCAGCATTCTGCTCTGTCCACATGTTGTATGCTTCTCTAAGCATAGCCTTACGTGGGTCATAGTCTGGAAGTTGCTGGTATGCTGCAGCAAACATTGCGCGAGCATTGAGGAACTCCTGAGCATCTAGCCAGAATTGGCTGTTGCCATTCTTGGCCATGAACTTCTTGTCGCTGGTAATCTCTGTAAGTGCGCGTGCGTACTTGTAAGATGTGTCACCGCTTTGAGCGAGTTGGTACTGGTCGTACCATGCTTGGCTTTGTTCCTTGAATGTAGTTGCAGCAAGATTGTCTAGTACCGCCTTGAGTTCTGGGTGAGCACGTAGTGTCTTACCATCAGTAATCTTAGCCTCTAGAGCAGCCTTGGTAGCCATATATGCATTCCATGTACGCTGCTTAATGCGCTCAGTTTCGATTTCCTGTGGGGTCATCTTGAGTTCGTTAAGTTTCTTGCTTGTTCCTGGAAGTGTTGCATTTGGATTAGCAAGGAGCGTAAGAATGTTGTTTGACTGCTTGGCTGGGTCATAGTCTAGGTCAGCAGTAAGCAGGCCAACCAGACCAATCTCACCTGGCTCGATATTAACGAGGCGCTGTAGCAACTCGTTGTTATCTTCAAAGACACGTGCATATGCTTCGCTTGTAGCAGGCATATTGATGTTCTTTGATGAACCTGTAAAGGTTACTCTATCGAGCATAAAGTTAGGTCCGAGTATGGTAAGCATCTCTTCGCCAGCAGCATCGCGTGCATCCTGGGTAGACATGCCTTGTCCATTAGGGCCGTACTTTTCTATCAACTTGTAGTACAAGTTTGAAGTAAGCGCCATAGGCGTAGTATCTACCTTGTAAGGAATACCTGCGTACGGTGAGGCGAATACAGAGAAGAACTTGGCACGGAATAGACCCTTTACCTGCTTCTCAATTTCAGCATCAGAAGGCATTTCCTTTTGGATTCCCATTTCAACCAACATTGCGTTGTAGTTGTAAACAGACTTCCATGAACTTAGGTAGTCGCGCTGTCCGCTCTCACCAAATATCTTAGCAGCAAACTCACGTTGCCAGCCTGAATAGGAGAAGCCGTTGACTGCATTCTTGAGCCAAGGTGGAGTATATGCATCTCTTACTGATGTAGGTGGACCGTAAGGGAAGATAACCTTGTACCAGTTAGTTCCGCCAAATGTCATCAAGTCTTCGACTTCTGCCTCTGACTTATGGAACTTCTGCATTGCTTGGCCTATTGAGATACCAGTAATAAATGATGGTCCTGGACGGTTAAGTAGGAAGCCTAGTGACTGAGCACTAAGTTTAATTCCTTCTTCTCTTGAGCCAAGGCCCAATTCTTTAGTTCCAGGTACAACCAAGTGACTAATCTTGTTAATGTCATTGGTTGGATTACCGTACTCATCTACACCAAATGTTGTATATGTACGTCCATAGTTAGATACTAGGTTCGCCGCACGAACTGGGTTCTTTGCTGCAAGACGGCCATAACGCAAGAATGCGTTAGCGTTTGCACCAGGGAACGCAATAATTCCGCGCAGTGAGTTGATGAAACGATTAGGGTTATTAATCGTGTAAAGAGTCTTTTCCATCTCTTCTAGCGCTTCACGGCCAGCACCTTGACGTAGAGCGTTGTACTGGGTAGTCGTCATTTCGATACCCTGGTCCATAAGATACTGCGCTCGCTGTGCAACCTTTTCAGTTGCCAACTTCTCGAATAGAGCAGCACGTACAGGATTTTCAACGCTTGCAAGTTTAGTCATTACCTTGGTCATCATCTTGTTGTAGCCCTGAGTTGCTGCTGCAACACCGCTTACACCAAATGTGAGAGCCTCGTAATTATGGTTAGACGGAATAATGTCGTATAGTTCATCTGCGTAAGGCGCAAGGAACTTCTCAAGTTGCTGAGATGTCACTTCACCCTTGAGGATTGCTGCGCGAGCCTCGTAAGATGGGTACATACGCTTGACAAGTTCAACCTTCTCAGTGAGGTAGGAAGTTACGTTCTTCTCGTCAACAATACCAAATGCCTTTAGGTATGTCTTGCCCGCAGGGGAAGCGCCCCACTTTAGAATCTCTTCTACTGGAGTTTCAGCAAAGATGAGGTCCATGAGAGGCTCACCACGGTACTGACGGTTAGCAATATCTGCCAACTCTTCGAAGTAATTCTGGTCGCCAATGCCAATCTTTGACATAGGAATCTTGCGCTTGATTGCAGCAACACCGCTTGCGACAGACATTTCACCTAAGAAGTTAATCTGCTGTGTTCTAGCGTTCTGTGTTTCTGCACGTACCGCTGAGGTAAAGTTGCTTGGGCTACCATCTGTCTGTTCCTGGATAAAGGAGTCGATGTGGTGCTGTGTACCATTGATAATAATGGTGTGCTTTTCCTTGGAGTAGTAGCGCTCTTTGAACTTTGCGCTCTTACCAAATACGTCAGCCTGCTTCATTCGGGCTTCGCCAAGTTCTCTAACAGCAGAGTCAATCTTAGAGTATGCCTTCTGGACAGCATCATCGGCTTCCATGATTACCTTCTTGTTGGTTGCCATCTTGCCTACAATGTTTTTGTAGTTAGCAAGTGCAGCCTTAGCCTGCTTAACTTCTGCAGTCTTCTTGGTAATACCAGGGTTAGCCTCTAGGTATGCAATTCTGCGCTCTAGTGTAGCCATGCTTGGAATAGACTCTGTGAGTCCGTAAGGAACCATTGCATCGCGTAGGTCTAGTTCAATGCCATCGACAATCTCTTCGATAGCCTTGAGTTCTTTTCTAGCAGCAGAAAGGTGCTGTGTCTTTGCAGCAGGAGATGCATTCTTGAGCAAATCGTTAACAGATGCTTCTGCATAGTTCTTAGCGGCAATAGCCTGCTGTAGCATTTCAGACCTGTCTGCTACGTTGCTAGCAACAGCCTTATACTCAGACTTGTTGATAACGTTCTTACGAACCCAATCATTTGACCAGTTGTAGAAGTTTCTAGTTCCTCGCTTTATTCCCTGAGCAAGGATTTCGTCTCTTACAAAACCAATACCCTGGGCTAAGCCAACGCTGATGATTGGTTCAAATAATGACTGCTTGAATGCGTATGAAGGACGAGCAAGAACGTCGAATGTCCAAACCTTGTTGAGTTCGCCAAATACGTCTCTTGTAGCACGGTTGCCACGCTGTTTTAGTTTATCAAAGCCTTTTGCTGCTTCGATATCTAGTTGAGTCTCAATGTCATCCCATGGTGTAAAGCGGTATGATTCTGCAAACTGACGTAGAGTCTGTGGCTGAACAAGTGTGACGTTTCCGTCGTAGCCAATGCCGAATCCGTTTTCTTTAACAGACTGCATTCCCTTGCTAACGTTCATCTGGAAACGTGCTACGTATGCATCAATCTGCTTCTCATCATAAATCTTAGCCTTATATGCAAGCATACGGCCAACCTTAGCATCGATTGACTTGAGAGCCTCAACCTGTGCCATTGGGCTCTGACCTAGTGTGCTCATGTATTCGTCTTCTAGACGAGCACGAACAGTTGAAACCTTTTCGTATACTCCAGGCTGCACTTCAACCTTAGCAGCACCATCTCTAAACATCTTCATGTTGTTGAGGAAGCCATTAAGTTCTACACGTGCCTGCATTGGGCGCATACCTGATAGAGATACGAAGCCAGCAGGAAGTGCTTCTGTTGCACGACCAGCAAGGCGTACGCCCTTCATGACTAGACCACCAGCAGTAGTGCCGATTGTTGTCTCTAGGAATCCTGAAATCTTTTCGTACTCACGGCTGCGGATTGCAGACTTCGCGCCACGAATAACGTTCTGTCCCTTAATAAATGCAGATGCACCAATAGTAGGCTCAACTGGCATGTACTGCTTAGCGCCGTAAAGTAGTCCACCATCTGCACTAAAGAACGCGTCTCTAATCTTTGTAAACTGTGGGTCGCTGTTGATAGCATCATCAAATGCTTTCTTCAAGCGCACAGAAGCGTTGCCTGTTGGCATAGGAACTAATCCGTCTTGGATAGCCTTATTGCGAATCTGTGACTTGACATCAGCAATATCAAAGAGTTTATCGCTTGATGTTGCAGCCAAACGTTCTAGTGCAGCGATATCGCCCTTATCTGCAAGTAGAATATCCTTGACAACATTTGCATCCGATGTCTCACGGATGATTGGAATTAATCTTTCGTTGGTGCTATACTTAGTGACGAGGTCTTCAATGACACTCCAGTCCTTAGTACCAGCAAGCAAGAGCGCGTGGCTTCCTGCTACTGTCTGTGCTCCCTGCGCACCATTAGTGCTAGCATAGAGGATGCCGTTTTCCATATCCGCTGCAAAAGCCTCAACGCTCTTACCCTTGGTATATAGACCTGTAGACTTGCCAGCAGCCTTTACGCCAACGCCAGCAACCTTACCAGCAACGCCGATACCCTTGTTTCCTACAAGGAAGTCACCAATACCAGTGTACCAGCGGCCAACTGCATTGTCAACAAAGTTCTTCTTGATGCTTTCGTCGTTCCACAAGTTGACAGTATCTAGGTCAATCTTGCCTGTTGATAGAACAAGTTGTGATACTGGGTTGATAAGTGGAATCAAAGATGACTTTGTAAGTGCCTGCATAGCAGACACCTTCTGGCTGCGATTATACGCTGCCTTGATATCAGAGAACTGGAAGCCCTCTTCGAACTCACCCTTTTGGTAGAGGGGAGATGTAACGTCAGTAAGTAGTCCAAGTGTTGAGATTGGACGAGAGATAAGTGGAGAATAAATCTTCTCGTTAAACTGAACTGCACCCTTGAGGAGGATATCGCCAGTTGCCTTAGCAGCAGCCTTTGCAATACGTCCTGGAGCGTTAGATTCTAGTTTCTTATTTACATCATCAAGAGCGCCGCGTACGCTTGAGGTGAATGCTTCTTCTCTTTTTTGCTCATCCTCGTTGAGGTAAGACCCGCCACCTGTAAGTTTTTTACCGACGGCACCAAGGGTAGATAAAAATGAGTTAAACGCAGACATTCTTACCCCCTAAAATTTTTGTTTAATATAGTTTTTCTCAGTCCCACCTTGTGGGTCCTGACCAGTGATACCTACAATAAAGGCATCTCTTTCTTCTGTAGAAGGCCATGACATCATCGCAAGTTCCATGACAATGCCTGCATTCTGATATCCAAGCGAATTAGCAAACTTATCGATATTATCAAAAAGACTTCCAGGCATCCATGCTACGTCATCCATCTGCATTCAACCTCTTGCTGTTGTCAATAAGGTAACTGACGAAGCGCTTAAATGAATCTGGTGCATTCTTTGACTGAGCAGCAAATGCCAAGTCAGGAAGATATGTACGGATAATCTCTGCATTCTCTTCTAAACGAGTATTCTTAGCAAACCCACTTGGTAGAGCATCTGAACCAGGACCACGACCGAAGTCTACGCCAGCGCTAATTGGTTCTGCTGGGTTAGTAGTTGGGTCCATAAATGTACCAAGTTGAGGCATGCTAACGCCTTCGTAAGGATTCTGTGAGGTTGTCACGCCTGCCGCCTTTGCTGAGGCAACTGCTTCATTACCCTGAACGCGAGATTGATTAAGTTGCTGATTCTGTCCATATGCAAAGCCAGTATAGTCACCGCTCTGTCCTGCTCCGCCAGTACCTGAAACATTTGCTGGATTGTACTGTGAGCCGCCGTTAGCGCCACCGCTTCCTTTTCCACCCATGTTTACTCCTATGCGAATTGTCTAAATATATGAATTGGTTCTGAGCACATGTTATCGTATTGGATTGCGATAGCAATTGCCTTACGAATTATGTTATCTGCCTGGTTAATAGTCTTTACTTTTTCCACACCCAGCGCTGCCAATGCACCGAGGGCAACATCTCCACCACTACCCATAACGTATACATTACGAATATCGGTATCCCAAGAATAGTCCTCAGAAACTGAAAAGACTTGCCCTTTGACTGAGACGATAAATCCACCGTCGATTTGCGCGACATCGCCGTCCTCTTTCATGTCAATACCAGCATCCATAAAGTTCTTGCGCATTAGCGGTATGAACTTTGTAGTCATATAGGTATTTAAATCTTCTTTAAGTGTAGGCTTAGGTTGAACATAGCCATAGTGGAGGATATTGCTTGCACGGGATGAACCGCATCCTGCAATAAGTACTCCGTTGTTATCTACAATCTTAGGTGTTTTTGCAACTTGAAAACGACCATGGTCATCGCTGAGCCTTGAATCGCATCCTAATACCGACCAACCGTCACCTTGTATCGCTACTAGCGTTGTCATTTTTATCCCCTAGTTGTAACTCGTCCCGTTGCTTTACCGCTACCACTAAGTGTGGATAGAATTGTTTGAATATCTGGTGGAGGTGTAGGAGTTAATCCTGCTTCCATTGGAGAGCCTCCTACTGGAGCCGCGCCTGGAACAGGGGACGGCTGCTCAACAGGAGAAGTTGCAGCCCCAGCAGGAGGAACTGGTTGCTGTGGAGCGAATACTGCTGCAATAGCCTCTTCAAGGGATTGACCCTTACGGCGAGCAGCAATTACTCCTGCAATCTTAGTTACGATATCTTCTGGATTCCCACCTGATGTAGCCATCGCTGGAATAGCCTGAGCCATTGCAGTAATACCACTGAGTAGGGATGAGCGCATGTTTTCAATTTCAATCTTCTCAAGTTCTTGAGTGACGTTTACAGTGAACGGAAGTTCACGCATCGCCATATCCTTAGAGATAAGTCCTCCGCCAAGAGCCTGGAGCATAAAGATAAGTCCCTGTGCTGGGTTAAGACCAGCAAGCATACCATAACGAACATCTGCAGAGTAGTCACCCTTGATGTCCTTAGATGGCTTATATGTGATTTCGTATGGTGAACCAGAGTCTACACCGCGAATTGTCTTCTCTTCTGGGAAGATTTTCTCATCTGCTTCAAAGCAGAGAGATACAACATCACGTAGAGCAGAAGCAAAGATTGCCTGTGCTGACTTAACCTGTGTATCAAATGCACCCATAAGCGCCTGTACACCTTGACCAGTAACGATGCTTGCATCAATGTTACCAGAACGTCCTTCTGGATAACGAGTACCTGAGCGAAGTTCCTGGTTAAGGAGTTGTGCTTCCGTGAATGCGCCCTGTGGAATGTTTAATTCGACACGACGAACGCCCGCTGGGTTGGCGGTACGGATAACCGCATCGCCACCCAACTGGAGTTCTTGTACGTCTTGTGGTAATACGATTGGTGCTTGCACGCTCTTTTCCGCTGCTTCCATTGCCAATAAGGCGAAACGGTTGCGGAGAAGTTGAATACCTAATACGTCGTCGAATTGTCCACGCATCTCACCGTCAATAGACGGCTTACGCGCCACGACAACCATCATCTTGCCCATTGGGTTCAATGCGCGAGATAAAACTAGATTGCCCTTCTTAGGAAGGTAGATTACAGACTGGTCCTTGTCGTAGTAACGAACCATCTCGACCTTAGCATGAAGGTCCTGCTGATATCCGTCACGACCCAGGATTTGAGTCTCGTACTCTGGGAACTGTGCGACCAGTTCTCCAAGAGTCATCATATATCGCTTTGCAAATGCCACACAGCGTCCGTAGCGGTCGAATTCTGGGTAAGCCCCGATTGGATTTTCTACGCGGATACGCGGCAACTTGCTTTCTTCGTCCAATTCAATCATGAAAGGAACGAAACCATAGGTTAGGTACCAGTCTGCGCCTGAGTACATCTGTACTGCTAGGTCAGAGTTAGAGAAGTAATTGGCTGCAATACGGGTACGCTTGTCAGCAAAATTACGTGCCTTATCGCTAACAGAGTTAGCAGCAGAGCAGTTAATTGCTGGAAGTGGAGCCATAACCTCTGAGAGGTCACGTGCTACCACGTCGATAAAGTTAGCAACTACGTTGGCATCGACACCTTCTGGGAAGAACTCAGGGTATACTGATGCAATTTCGCCCTTACGGACTGCAAGTACGCTAAGGTTACGAGCATCGCGTTCGTGGTTACGGTAGCGCAGCGCCTCAACGCGTGCTGCTACTTGTTCCATTGATAATGCCATTGGTTTCCTATCCGTATACTTGCGACCACTGGTCGGCAAATGCTTCATCTAAGTTGACTGCGTGCCGTCTTGCGGCTTGAGCCTGAGTTGTCCATCGGTTCTGCATCCACTTAGATGCATTACTGCTTTGCTGCATCATCTCGCGGAAGCGGATAATGGTAAACCAGAGAGCCATAACGCAGTCTGTTGGGTTCCTAGTGTCTGGCTTCCAGGTAATAAGTTCTTGCACTAGGGTCTTCAGACCTTCAGAGCCTTCATTACTTGGTAGTTCGACGATATTGTTATCCTGGAAACGCCCATCGCGGGTATTTCCAAAGAGTGTGGACATAGAAGCCACACCGAAAGAGGTGTCCCATTTATTCTTACCAGTGAAGTGTGAGTTCAACTGGCAGCCATAAGAGGCTAGAAAGTTTCTTAGGTTGTCATCCAGGGCGTAAGCCTTCTGGTGTGCGTTGATTTCGATACGCAGTTCCTGTGGGCGATACTTCTCGACCCACTCTTCAATCAAAGCCTCAATCTTAGCAGGACTTGGGTCAGTCATATTGACACAGTCTAGTACGTAGATACGTCCATCTGCTCTATTGTAGGTAGCAACGACCGCTCCTGTAGCACCTGCCATAGCAGGGTCAAGACCAATGATGGTATAACCTTCAACGTACTGAGGATGTCCTGGGGTACCAGCCTTTAGCGGTCCACGCTTTCGCATTCCGTTGACGGAACCTGCGATACAGGTAGGTGAGAAGATTGAATCTTCTTGCACGTCTTCCTGTTGGTAGACCATAGCCCATACCGACGGAGCGACCTCAGAGCGACGCTTAAAGAGAGAAGGTCCGTCCCACTTGGGATATAGCCCATTTTCTAAAACCTCGTCCAAATCGTTTTCTTGCTGGTCTGTTTCAGGCCAGAGTGTCTTCCAGTTCTTTGGCTTATCATCGAACTGTAGTACGGCTGGCATAGCACAGTAGGTAAAGGGGCTCTTGCCACCAGTCCATTGTCCGCCATCTCTAATCATCTTGTAGAGGTCTACCGCGGCTACGCGGGTACCTACGATGATGAGTTTACCGTGTCGTCCCAAACGGGTAATAACTTCCTTTTGAAGCCACTCAATTTGCTTTTCCCACTCATGAGCGTTTGAACCCATCACCACGTCATCCAGGATAATTAAATCGGCACGTGCTCCGTAAATCTGAGAACCAAAGCCCAGTGCTTGAACCGTAGGGTCCTTTTCACCTGAGTCACGTCCTGTGCCTAGATAAATCATGTCGGCAGACCATTGTGTAGCATCTGCCTTATACCCACCGTTAGGGCCGAAGGCCGTCTGGAGTTTCATGTATCCAGGGTGAGATAGTCGGGTCTTAATAGCACCCAAAAATTTGCGAGCCATACCCTGGGTTTTAGACACGATAATCACTCGCGTGTTAGGGTTGGTCACAATCTTGTATGTCACGTAGTTAGTCGTGATAGTGGTTGACTTAGCATGCTCAGGTGGCACGTTAATCAGGACACGGTTAGGGTCTCCTGGTTCGTAAGTCATACCCGTCGGTAGCCAACGTGGCTCTTTGCCTTCGATGAGGTCGACCCAGTTCAACTGGTGATTAAAAAGTCTAGAGTCTAGGAACTGCTCCGAGAACTCATGGAACGGTAGTTCCTTTAAGTCGGCTAGGTCAGCCTTTACACCCTTGCCCATAAGGCGGGCTTTATCAGAGGCCTCTTTGAAGTCGGCGTTCTGCATCGTCCATTGACGGAAGGCGGTATCCTGGCGGTCTACAGCGGCCATAGCCGCGGTGACAGTGGCACCCTGCTCTAGAAGGGCTAGGACTTTAGCCTGTGCCTCTTCCTTGCTGTATGTCTGCTTTCCAGCCTTGCGTCCCATTGTACTCCAATTCTAACGCCTGAGCAATTTGGCTAGGCCAGGGATTGTTCTCAGGCTATGCGCCCCAGCGGGAATCGAACCCGTACCTCGGGATACGTAGTCCCGCGTGCTATCCATTAAACTATAGGGCTATACTGGGCGGTAGTTCAGGGCTTGCGATTTTCAGTCGCCTGCGTATCCCTTTTCCCCAACTTCCCAGATATTCCACTTTCTGCGAGAGGTGTCAGCCTCTGGGTCGTCCTCAGTAATTCTAATTAAAACGCCTATTTAACACACCCGTAAAACGGCATAAGGGGGGCATTTTGAAAAAATTTTTAAATATATATTATATATATAGGAGGAGCGGAGTCTTAAACGGAGCGACTCCGTAATAGTATATATATACTATAGAAGACCCGTTCAAACGGGTCTTTTCCGAGTGGGTTGGGAAAGTATTTTCCCGAACCCCCTCTCTGTATGCGTACACTGTGACGTAAGTCACACTGTCCGAGGAGTACTTTTAGTACTCTGAGGGGGCCATTAAATATAACAGAAAATTATTATGGGAGTATATATACATAATACGCGCTCGGTTTAATAAACCTCGGGTCAAAAGATAGCGCTATTGTTAGTTATTTATAGTTATTTCATAGTGTGCAGATATATGCAGGGAGCAACTATCTCCCTGCTAGTTAATAAATAGATTAGGGGGGGATAAATAAAATAAATATAGATAGGGCTATGCGATAGCAAAGAGAACGCGACCGCTACGCGCCCGACCTTGCGGGTTGGCTAAGTAGTTGAAAGTTCAACTATCTGGCCACGCTGTTCGGTTAGCCGAACGCCTAGCCTTTGCAGCGCTCTCCCTGTTCGGTTAGCCGAACGCTTGAAAGGTGCGTAAATAAAGGACTTTGGGGGTGCTTGCATGAAACCTCTCTAGGCATTACTCTAGGGGGGTGCCACAGTGGCACAGCACCAACCCAACCGAAAGGCAGTACCCAAAATGACAACAGCAACAACAGCAAAGAAGACAGCAAAGAACGTCGTTACTATCAAGGCGCCAAAGTTGGCAACAGCATGGGCGAACGTTTGCACTACTTCTTCAAAGTCTGAAAATGAAATCATCAAGAGTGTTGAAAACCTAAGTGCGACAATGGTTTTAGAGTCTCGCCTATCAGTGCGCGACATTCAAAAGTTCATTAAAGACACTGGCAAGGTAAGCGCGTTCGTTTCGACTTCCCACGTTCCCGCTCTCCCAACATGGTCAAAGTTGCGCACACTTCATGCAGACTTCCGCGCCCTACCTCTCGCTAAGCAACTCTCTACCGCAAGCGCTAGTTACGACCTTCTAGGCGCTGGCAAAGGTGAGCAGTTCAAGACCCTGAACGCGCTCACTACCGAAATCGCTACAGTTCGCAAGGCTAAGAATACCAAAAGCGCAGAACCTAAGTCTGCAAAGGAGAAGAAGTCGAAAGATACCCTTGCGGATATTCTCGCCTACTTCACCGCGCTAGATTTCGCAGACCTTACAGAAGACCAGCAGGACAAGGTTGCCGAAATTCATGCAGTGCTTGAAGGTAAAATGATTAGCGCATAAGCGATAAAGAATAGCCCCCGCGAAAGCGGGGGTTATTTTTTTGCCCAAAATTCGGCCGACACAAACCAACACAAACCGAATGAGCGAACGATGGCTGGCACCGACCTACGAAAAAATCCGACACAAACCTGCGCACGAATGACGAATGGCACCCGTTCGGTTAGCCGAACAGGGTAGACAAGAACTTATGAGCATGGTAGACTAATGTCATCAGCCAAGGTTCTGCCTATGCTGTAGCCGAACATGGTGTTCGGTTAACCGAATAGAAAGCAAGAACGAAATGAACCTAGATGAACTAAGTGAGCATCTTCAAGTTCAGACTAACATTCTGAACGAAAAGCGTGCAGAGCAAGAGCGCTACGAACGTGGCGTTCAAGCCATGCGAGCAGCGAGCAACTTAGAACAGGCTTGACCAAAACTTATCCCAATGGTAAGATAGTCTTATTGGCGATAGCCATGCGTTGAATTGGGCAACAGCATGGGGTGGCTCACGAAAGGTAGTTACGCAAGTGCGAGTCTTGCGGTGAGCGCGTGATAACAAAGCGTTATCATCTGTTCGGTTAGCCGAACGGCGTTCGAAGGATATGAAATGGAACTGTTCAACCTAGAAGTTAGTGAGTACGGCATCAACCTTACTACCTACCTTGGAGATGTATACATCTTCACTCGTACTATCTTGCTTGCAGTAGTCACAGTAGCAGTGCTACTTATTGCTAAGCGTATTCGCAAGGCGGTGCGCTAATGGTGTACGCAAGCGCAGACGAATTGGTCAGGAATTTTTCCGACACAAACAATTCGTGGGAGTCGCAACTTGACTACGAACTCGTCCAAGAAATCTTGGGGCATAGCCTTACGATTGAAGAGTGGCGTGATTTGACCGCAGAACTTGATGATGTGGTCTTTGAGACAGTCATGAAGTACCAGCGATGACAGATAATCTCGTCGTCGAACTGACACCAGCGGAGGTCAATATTGTCCGACAATCGCTACGCGCCGAACATGATAGAATGGTCAAGCAGGGCTACGCCCAACTTGCCAAACTTGCAACTGATACATCTAGTAAGATAAGTGATACCCTACTTGACAGTAAGTTAGGTAGGCAGTAGAATAGTACCACTTGAGCGCATGGTGCGTTCATGTAGTTGTTCGGTTAAACGAACAGATTGGAATAGGTCATGACAGAGAACGAAGATGCAACAGCAATCGAGTGCGCCGTCTGCGGAAGTGCCACCGATGCTGAAAGTGCATACGAAGTTACCTATGGCACTGACATGGTATGTAGTGACTGCGTTCGTGTATGCGAGCGCTGTGATGATGTAGGCACAGAGAATGACTGCTGGTCTACTGTAGATGACTGCGAAATGTGGTGTGAGAACTGCGTAGACCACGCTGCAAACTGGTGTGAGTCTTGCGAGTCATACAGCACTGACGGCAGTATCTATATCGAAGATAGAGGTTCCTATTGGTGCTCTAGTTGCGCCGATAACAACGCTATCTACTGCGAGGAATGTGACAACTACTATGAGAGCGGTTGCGAAGACTGCAACAATAGAGTAGTCCACGATTACTCCTACCGACCTGACCCTATCTTCCATAGCACCAACAAGAACGAACGCCTGTTCTTTGGTCTAGAGATAGAGATGGAGATAGGTCGAGGTGTGAGTGATGCGGCTGACTATGCCTATCAACTAGAGGGCATGGACTTAGCCTATCTCAAGCACGACGGCTCTATCAACTGTGGGTTCGAGTTAGTCACGCACCCAATGTCTCATGACTTCTACAAGAATGAGGCACACGACCTGTTCCAAGTCTTGGAAGGTCTGCGCAATACCTATCATGCAAGGTCATGGGGTACTGGTACATGCGGTGTGCATATCCACATCTCACGCACAGGGTTCAACGGCGGTCCACACATGCACCGATTCCTGAACCTTATCTACAGCAACCAGAACTTCTACGAGGCTCTTGCTGGTCGCTCATCTAGCCGTTGGGCTAAGTTCGACGATGTCGAGCGTGGTGGTAGCCTTGCACAGAATGATGACGGCTTCGTCTATCGTACTGGTATGTATCGCTCCTTCAAGGAGAAGATAACCAATGGTCGCCACAGTGACCGCTACTCTGCCGTCAATACGCAGAACGCTAACACGCTAGAGATGCGTATCTTCCGAGGTACCACCAACACTAGCACTATCAAATCCCATATAGACTTAGCGCATGCCAGCGTTGAGTACACCCGAGTAATGTCCGTCCAACAAGTCAGAGAAGGCGCTCTCAGTACAGATGCCTTCATGACCTATATCGAGTCTCATGCAGACTTGTACCCTGAACTGAATGAGCGTATGTCACGACTCATTGAACCTAGCGTTCGGTTAGCCGAACAGAATGTGAGTGCATAACATGTGCCTTCTCGTCGTAGCATCACCTAACTCAACACCCAAGAAGAAAGACCTTGAGTGTGCATCATGCAACAATCCGCACGGCTTCGGCTTTGCAGTCATCACGCCCAATGGCATTGTCACTGGTCGTGGTATGTCAGCCAAGAAAGTCATCAAGCAGTTCCTAGAAGTACGCAAGGAGCATCCAAATAGTTGGGCTATGTTCCACGCTCGCTATGCTACGCATGGTGTCAAGAACGAGGAGAACTGCCACCCATTCAAGGTGCCTAGCAATCCTCAGACATACCTTGCACACAATGGTATCCTCGACATCAAGATTGGTGCTGGCGATAAGCGTAGCGATACGCGTATCTTTGCAGAGGATACTCTCCCTGCCATGGGTGGTGTCACCGCCCTTGATGATGACCACGTATGGAAGATGCTCAGCACATGGTCGGTAGGTAGCAAGATTGTAGTGTTCACTCTTGACCCACGTGCCAAGGAGCAGTGCTACATCATCAACGAGTCTGCTGGTCACTGGGACAACGAGGGCATGTGGTGGTCTAACAATGGCTACAAGCCATCTACATGGACATCATCTACCTACTTCTCTACGCCTCTCAAAGATGTAGAGTCCGAGGACATCATTGACAATAGCGAATGCACTAGGTGTGGTACTATCGCCTTCGAGGATTCCAATCCTTACTACTGCGAGATGTGCTATACATGCTATGATTGCTATGGTTCATACGAAGATACTTGCCTATGCTGGACACCACAGCACGACAAGGTACTCATGGCACAGCGAAAGGAGCCTTGGTACTATGACCAGACATTCGACTTTGGTAACTAAGACCATTCGGTTAACCGAACAGGTCCGACACAAACTACAGGAGGAAGCATGACAACCGAACAGAAAGAAAAGTTGCGGGAAGTTCTCATTGACTACCTACAACTATTGACATCCACTACTGGAACCACCAGAGCGGAGTACGAGAAGATACACAATGCACGCATAGCGGAAGTCCGATTACTACTAAGGGAGGTAGCATGAGCAGATTCATAGTCGACGTACACCACAGGGACAGATACGAGTTCCTCAATGTCAATGCAGATGAGGCAATCAAGATTGCCAAGGACTGTGTGCAAGATAACTACGGACATGCATATCTAGCCAATGCAACGTTCGATGCAATACGTATAGACATTCCAACAGTCGGTGATGCGACAGATGCGGGGGTAGCAGGTGAGTGAGCCAAGGTACTTAGAGGGCGATGACTTCGCCTTAGGACTGGACGATGACGAAGAGGAGGAATACGAGGATGACCCTGACAGCCAACACGACTCATGGTTCGAAGACTGATGAAGTATTGGGGAATTGCTATGGGGATTCTAATCCCGATGCGTGGTTCCCTGATGTACCACAAGGTGCTCGCTCTGAGAGGAACACCGCTAGGCTAGTAGCAGAGACACGTAGGGCTTTGGCACTGTGTGACTCATGCCCTAAGAAAGCCGAGTGCCTGAAAGCAGGCATGGAGCATGAAAACTTGGGCTTCGGCATTTGGGGTGGTATGCTTGCAGGTGAGCGTGTCATGCTCAGTGGGAAGACCTTCACTAAACTAAGTGACCAAGGCAGAGCACTCATTAGTTACCGAGTGTTGTCACCCTTGGTTCGGAGGTAACATGATAAGAAAGTTAGTCCTATTGCTTGCCGTACTGCTGACAGTAACACTGTTGGACCGTTCGGCTAACCGAACAGAGAAGCCAGTCGTACGTGAGTGGACCATACTAGATAGCAAGTCCTATGCCAAGGATACTATCCAAGCATGGGCTGACAATCAATACCTATGCCTTGAGAAGTTGTGGCACAAGGAATCCAACTGGAGACCTGAGGCGTACAATAAGATAAAGGTTATGGGTAAGAACGCTGGCGGTATCCCACAGATACTAGGAATGTCTGTCGATACCCCAGCACCGATGCAGATTGACCGAGGCTTTGCCTACATCATGCATCGTTACGGCACACCATGCATGGCATGGAAGTTTCATCAGAAGAAAGGTTGGTACTGATGGCAACATACGAATACAGGTGTAGTGAGGACGACACTGTCACTACAATCAGCAGGGGTATGACCGAGGAGGAGATTGTACCGTACTGTGATACGTGCAATGAACCTATGGCTCGCGTGTACCACGCTGCACCAGTCAAGTTCAATGGTAGCGGATTCTATTCGACAGGAGGCTAAGTGACGGAAGACGAGATGCAAGAGTTACGCAATAGCATATGCGAAGGAATAGCGGAGTACTTTGACAACTACGATTGGGACAATGCGTTCAAGAAATATCTGGAGGAGCAATGAAGAACTCAAGTTGGGACCTAGACTATAGGGATGGCATAGCAGGAGAGAGCAAGGTGGCAGACCTACTGCACATTGATACTGTCGAAGTCAAAACCGATAGGCGGTGGATTGAGACAGGTAATATCTATATCGAGACAGAGTGTTACTACGTAAACGATGATGCTTGGAAGCCATCTGGCATCAACGTAAGCAAGGCTACACATTGGGGTTTCGTGCTTGAGGATTCGGTAGTAATAGTTCCAACCTATCGACTGAAAGAATCCTTACCTGATATCGGCAAACCTATCACCTGCAACATACAGCCTAATCCCTCCAAGGGCTATCTCATTACCCCAGGAGGGTTGCTAGAGTGCATTAGGCGACTGCATAATATCGAGATACAAGAACAGCATGAGAACTTTCTAAGGGAGACGTATGGATAAGGAGACTTTAATCGGCTTCTTGTCTCTGCTCACTATCTTCATCTCCATTGGGTTCATCCTGCCCTACCTCTTGTGCTTCGTCTTTATCTAGCCAAGGTCGGAATCCGCCAAGGCGTGTAATCAGTCTTTTGATTGCACGCTTATGGCGCATTCTGGCAGCATCATCACTAGGCAACGCAAGTTCTTCTGCAATAGCACCATATGTAAGCGAGTCAGCATGCTTACGATAGAGAATGTTTCTATCCTCATCACTTAACTTTATAAAGCCAGCCTTAATCTCAGCCATCATAGCCATCAGGTTTCCTCCTTCGGAGGGAGCAGATGGTCTTCCTGGCATTCCTAGATTTAACTTAGGAGCCTCAGTCACATCACCACGTAGCACTGCTGGCAAGATAGCCTCAACAACAGCAGCATCATAGAAGAAGACATCAGATAGTTCGTACCCAAGTGTCTTCGCTTTCCATAGTTGGCAATAGTCCAACGCCTGATTACGAAGTGAACGGTACAATAAATTCTGCATTGAGCGATGGCCTAACTTCTCCCACTCAGACATCTTTACTGGGTGCAACACAAACCATTCATAAAGCGACTGCTTGATGTCATCGCGGTCAATCATATTGAACTTACCACGATATTCATCTGCAACATGGGAAATAATGTACTCCCACTTGCTGATACGTTCCCAGTTCACTTCATACCTTCCTTTGCATCACAAAAATGCCAAGAACCCAATAAAGGTTTATTAAGAGTCACAAATTTTCCGCAGTCGGGGCAGATAGCCGATATCTGGCCTTGATAAATTTTTGTCATCGACCCCATACCTTTCCTTCCACAATGAACGACCCATCTTTAGCGATTGGAATTGTAACTGGCACTACAGTACGACCATCAACGTACAACATACCGAAGCCTTGTTGCCACGTGAATAGTCCACCCTTAATATACTTTGCTTCCTTATACTTCATGAGGTTTCCAACCTCCATACCCCAGACGGTTTGAGGAGAAGACGAACCGTATGATTGGGTATTGTGAGATAGACCCATGCGGTGCGTATGACCGCAGACTACAGACTTACCTGTACGCATGGCTAGACCAAGGGCTGTAAGCCCTCCAATAGACTTCATAGAGCCTTCATCACCGTGCATAAGCAACCAGTTAGGAGCCAACTCATATGGCTTCTCATGGTATGTAGCACCGATATCTGGTAGGCGCAAGAACTGTGGAAGGTCCAACTCAGGGAGCCCGAGTAACCCAGGAGCACGCATCATAACTGTGTTATACAAACGGTCCGTGTGGTTTGACCGAATGATATGCTTGACCTTGAGCGACTCGAGCACCCGAGTTGTTTCGTCCCTATCCCGTCCGATGGAACGTTCATACTCCAAAGGTGTCCCCTTGGACCATTTTGAAATGGTCTGCATATCCATTTCGTCTCCGACCGATACTACCTCAGTTGGCTTGTAAGCCTTGATGAAGGCAGCGAGGTTGGCTACGGCACGCTTATCGTGGTAAGGTATTTGCAAATCGGATACACAGACTATTGTTTTCATGGCTTCTTCTTAACCGCTTTCTTAGTAGTCTTTTTAACTGGAGCCTTCTTAGCGCGACGCTTGTTCTCTTTAGCAACGTTAGCCGAATGGCTCATCGCTTGGAGATTGCTATGGCCATCACGACCAGCCCTGCCACCATTGTCTTTGTGGTCCACGTCAGTGGTGCGAGGTAACGTCTTGCCTGTAGTCTTTTCGTAATCAACGCGAGCCTTATTGCTAGATGTCGTAACAGTTTCGCCATTCTTTTTCTTACGTTTGAAAACATAGATGGGTCTGCCACCATTCTGTTTACTTCCCTTGTACGGGCCGAATATCTTCATCCCATTGTCCTCTCAGTACAAGCAATCCAATGATTGCATAGTTTGCCATATCCTTAAATGAATCTTCAATGCTTTCATGCTCAGGGTCAGCACCGCTATCAACTAGGTTATTGATACGTGCTAACTTGTCGTGCATACGAACTCGTAGCCCATTGATTGCTCCACCAGGAGCCAATGAGATATTCTTAGGGCCGTAGTCACGATGTTTGCTTAGCAACAGGTCAGTTAACTCCTTGACCGTGCTACCCATGTGGGTTTCCAGATGGACCTCGCGGACCAAGTGTGGCTCGAACTTCTTGTCAATCATCATTGTCGTCCCCTTCCAGTAGTTCTTTAAGTTCTTCATCAATTGCTGACATGTGCTGGTTAATGATTGCCTCATGCACTAGACCTTTCATCTGAGTAACGTCGGTCTGCGCAGCGTACAAGGTAGCGTAGGTAATCTCTGTTATCTCCCTGATAGTATCAGGTTTATCTGCATTATGATAAAGTTCTTCTAGTAAAGAGCCGAGCATTAACGCGTAACCGCTAGGCAGTTGGTACACAGGCTCAAAGATTTCATCGTCATCTTCTGCGAGATGATTGATTGCATCAAAGATGTTATCAAAGTTAGTACCGCATATCTTGCACTGTGGAATCTCAATCAACGTTTAGTCCCATCTTTTCTCGTATGTAGTCGGCCCCGTGTCGAATGTATACTGAGTTAACATCCTCTCCATCTCCAAACGATACCGTCGTGACTGGTAACTCTCTTGCGAGGGAGGCGGCGAACTCACGGCCTGGGGCATCACCGTCGGCGAAGACGAAGATGCGTTCGAAATCTGCAAGGAGGCGTGTATAGTGCTTCTTCCAAGAGTTTGCTCCAGGAACGCCAACGCAGGGAATTCCAACCAAGCGAGACATAGTAAGCGTGTCAAGTTCTCCCTCACAGACTCCAATCCAATCACCAGCACGCTCGATATCAAGTACGTTATACATGCGAGTATCAGCACCAACCATACCCATATACTTCGGTTCAACAGCAGGGTTAAGTGAGCGGAAGCGAAGGTCAACAACGCCAGTCTTTGTAATATACGGAATGCTGAGCCGTCCTGTGTATTGTTCATGTCCAGGCTCAGGCGCTTCTACTACGCCTAATCGCGCCTGCCGTGCTGCTTCCCTTGTGATTCCCCGACTTGCTAGGTAATCTTCGGCCAGATGAATACTTTCCGCGTAGTTGGCTGTCGCCCTGCCCAGTAATTCCTTCTGCGATTGACTTTGCTTCACGTATATCGCACCCTTCTTTTCTCGCAATTATTTGAATGCTATTGCCTTGCATACCACACGCGAAGCAATTAAAAATGTTCTGTCTTGTATTGAAACTTGCACTTGCATGAGAGTCATTGTGGAACGGACATTTGACGTTGACCTGACCGCTTGTACGATTGATGATAGCGCCGTAGTGCTTCAACACGTCCACAATATCTGGTAGGTCATCAGTCATCACCAAAGACATCTCCTAATCTAAATACTAAATACGAATCGGCTATTGATTTTCCTCGGGCTTTGATGAGGACTGCAGGAAGTATTGCTTGACGGTCCAAGCCACGTGCTTCTGCATAGTTAGTTGCTTCTACCTGCGCTTCTCTAGTCCACCCACTAAGGTCAATGGCGTTGCCCGCCCCTGGGGCTTTACATTCGATAATCCCAATGCTACCAAGGAAGTCTTCACGGACAACAAGGTCTCCCTCATCTTTTGAACCTCGACGAGCAAGTCGTTCACAGTCGTATCCATTGTCTCGAAACCAGTTTTTACTGTCGGTTTCATACGTTGCTCCTCTAACCTTGTGTGTTTTTCTGGTAGCCATTATACGTTCTCTGGAATATCATCGATGTACATGTACTCTGGATTGAATGCTAACCATGTCATGAGCGTTCCGTTCGCATCGGCTCTTCCATAGCGATTCTTGACTGATGCCACGCCCATTGATGTGCCAACTGTGCCGAGCGTGCATATGAGAGCAGGGAGTTGGGAAACTTTTCCTTGGATAGCGCTTCTTGGTTGGCAAGGATTTCCAGGAACTGCTTCCGAAGTGTGATGTAAAACCACAATTGCAGCGTTAGTCGCTCTCGCAAGGTACTTCAACTCCTTCATAATTGCTCTCATAGAAGCGAACTCTTCGCCTCCATCTGTTGCGACATCCATGAGGTTGTCCAAGACAATGAGAGATGGGCTACAGCCCCATAACTCTTCGAATGCTTGGACTTCCTCATCAATGTCTTCTAATGTAGGTGACGATTCAAAGGACCAGACTATATGACTTCCTCTTTGGAGGACTGCTTTTGTCCAGCCAACATCAGTATTAAGTTTCTGTTCGACATCTGATTGACTTTTCCCAGAAATCATAGATGCCAATCTCATCGCCATTGTATGCGCATTGGTATCTGCAGATATGTACAATGTTGGTACATTGGTCTTGAGTGCTAAGGCTAAAGCAAGCGTTGATTTTCCTGCTCCTGGTGCGCCCGCAAACATAGAAACTTCTGAACGACGTATGATAATCTTGTTCGCTTCGAATGCCTTAAATGAACTAGGAAGGGGTTCTCCGCCGATTGAGGCTCGTCCTACTGAACGTACTAGAGTTCTCATCTTGCACCCTTCCTAGTTATTTAAAATGGAAATTGCTGGTCTATTAGTTTACTGGCTTGCACTGGTCCGCGCCCTGAGGCATCGGACAGACCCACATCGCGTATGGGTTTCCCGTCTTGCTGGAGATTCCGCTCTTGTACTTTCGCGGTCCGTGTTGGCAGACTGGCCCCGATTGTGGCTGTGGGGTTGCTGTTGGAGCCATAGCGGACGGCGCTTGCGCCTGGGGAGGAGTTGAGTAAGGCGGAGGCGTGGTGCTTGTAGTGGAATCGGTAGTCGACAGGGGGGCTAGGGTACCTGCTCCCTGTAGTTGGCGTTGCGTAGCATGAATCTGCGTAGCATAATCGCCAATGCCTTCAAGCAGAACACTCAACTCATCAGCGCTGTTAGCACGGATGTTGATGAGGTCGCCTGTTGCCAACTTGTAGTTGACTTGTAGTTTCCAGTCTTCGGCCATTTATTTATCCTTCTTGATAGAGAATTGACAGTACTCGGTTAACCCGCACATGTACTGACAACTGTTTGTGTTGGGCAAGAATAGCGCAGCCTTTCGCGCTTTGTCAAATGTTTCGATGAGATACTCCATCTTGTCGGTAGTATACTCAGATAGGTCAACCATATCCGAGATATTGTTACCGCGAGACATGTAGTACGTACCCCACTTGACATCGATACCAAAGGTTTCCTTGATACCGAGTTTATAGAACGCGAGTTGCAGGTTGCTGGTTGGCGTGCTTTGCGATGTCTTGAGGTCGACAATCACTAACTCTCCGTTGACCTCGAACACGCGGTCGATAATCATCTTGACGGCTACGTCTTTGATGACTGGTGTTAGTGCTAATTCGATTCCAGGGTTGCCATCTGGTGCTGTCCATATCTTCCAGTCCTTGTTGGTCTTGCGCCAGTTGATATAGCCGTCGACCCACATAGGACCTTTGGTATTCCAAAAGACGACATCTTCCTTGTTAGGGTTAGCCTTGGTTTCACGACCGCCAACACGTGCGTTGGTTAGGTCGATGTCACCTTTAGATGCAACCCATGCGTCTGCCCATAGTTGTTGTGCGCTCACATGTTCTCCTTGTCGTAGTTCTCACATGCAAGGTGGAACGCAGTTCCTCCGACTGACCAGACTGATGGGGCTTCCTGCTTGTTGAGCAGTCTGCCGAGGTAGTATTGATACCCACACGTAAGGTAGGTAGTAAACGCAGAGTAGGATATATGCTCTGGTAGGGTATATTCTTCTAGTTCGATTGACATATGGGTAGTATACGGACAGATTGCCCGATTTGTCAATTGTTTCAAATGTTTGACATTTGGAAAAGTACGTGTATAATTGTATATTGTAAGTAAATATATTATATATAAAGGCCTTCGGCCTTATATTATATAATAATTATATATATAAGAGGAGAACTATGTCAAATTTCTTAGCAGCCTTCTTGGGCTCGTTAGCAGGTACCTCACTGTACTTCCTGCTAGAAGCCCTCTACTACGAAGTAAAAGCACGTATTCGAGGCAACCAGTACATCAACTTCCTTGAAGAGTTAGAGGAAGAACTACAAGATTAACGCAACAGAATGGACACACCGTTGCTTATATTGTGGCCAAAGGGCTGTGATTTATGGCAAGAGTGGTCAATCCGTGCCATGTCCTGTGGGGATAAGGTGCAACACGTACGGCAACCCTATGGTGCCACATAAGGAATATCCTAACCTACCTGGTGTTGTAGTGACTCAGGCTTACGACAAGTTAATAGATGATATGAGCAAAACCTATTTGGATAAGTATACGAAATCAAAGGAGCAAGATATGTGCAAGGATACAAAGAGATGGTCGGTAGTTATTGAACCTGGATATAATTCAACAGGCTCCAATGAAGGGTATTACGTAAAAGTTTATCACAAGGATAAGGGTCGAACAGATGAGGTAACTCGCAACTTTGATACCTTTGAAGAAGCGCTGGACTTTGCAAACAAGACATACAAAGAACTAAAGTAAGTCTCTAGCGCCTGCCACCAGGGGTGGTGGGATGTACACGCTAGAAATGACAAAAGGACCCCCTTCTATAGCAGTAATGCTAGAGTCGGGGGTCTTCTTGTCTTAAAACAGCCTTCTAAGGCTTATATGGGCTACTTCTTGGAGCCTAGTCCAAAAGCGTCGTCGTTCTTATCTGCCCACTTGATAGCAGGAGCCACTAGGGCTGCGATAAGGGCTGAGTACTGTGGGGCTAGGTCGGTGAGGAGTTGCACTCCTGAAAATACTGCAACCGCTGCTACTGCTGTAGCCCAAGCCTTGATAGCGTTGACACGTGCTGGGGTGAAGAACTTCTTCATTTTGTCTCCTTCTTTGGCAATGGTTTTACCGCTGCCTTTACTTTGTTTACTGTGGTTGCTTTACCTAGCCAAGGGAACCATGGCGCTGTATTGTTGCCACAGTTATCCTTGATTGAGATATGCAAGTGCTTGTTATGCTGGTTGATTCCAGTATAGCGAGACTCGCCGTTCTTTTGTGACCAAATCTTGCCGTGGAAAATTAGATACTTTACACGCTTATCTGACTGCAACTTCTCATAGATTTCGAAGCAGTCAATGCCACTTGCTGGGTCGTGTGTAATATCTACTGCGTATCCTGTATTGTGGTCTGAATCAGGATTCTGTTTGATATGAGCAGCAGAAGGCAGAAGCCCATCGGAGGCTTTCTTGCGCTTGGGACGAAGAGCCGTCGCTTGGCGCAGAACAGCAACCGCAGCAGGTGTGGCTTTCTTGGCTACAAGTTTCATTCATTTCTCCCTCGCTGAATCATAATCTGGTAGAGTATCTCTACTTTTTCTTCAAGTCTTGTGACCGAATCTTTTAGTGAACTGCCAGAGTTGGGCTTGAGTTCGTAAAGATAATGCTTGACTAGCCAGCGTACGCTACCTGCAAATGCAGTTACGATTGCGATGCCAGATACGATTAGCCCAGCCCAAGTTGATGCGGTCATTAATTTGCGCTCCTAAGAGTTATACAGTACGGATGGTTATTTCGATTACTCCACCAAAGCCACTAAAACGCTTGTCTGGTGGTGTTGCACGTTGGAATACAACCTGCTCAATAACTGCCTGACGTGCTTCGCCAGTAGTTAGGTCCTGCCAAGTGAGTACGTCACCTGATTCTTCAATGTCCTCAAGGGCGATAATCTTTTCGAAGGCTTTGCCTTCATATCCAACCATTGAGTTGTAGCGGTCTGTCTCTACGTCGTAGCAGTAAACAGGGAATCTGATTACACGCTGACGTGGTGTAGCAATAGTAGCCTTAGCCTGATAGCCTTTAAAGATTGGACCAAGTGAGTTATCATCCGCATCGCGGTATAGGATAAACTTGTAGGCAACATATTCCTGCGCTGTGGCAGGAGATGATGTTGTTACTTCGATTGGGTCAATTGTTGAGTCGTATGAGATATGGTCATACTCTGTGCCATCCTTGTCAACAGTTTCAAGAGTCATTGAGCCATAGTCAAAGTTACCGCGCCCAAGTAGGCGCTTAAAGTTCTTAGGCTCTAGCGTGCCATAGCGAATGTTACCTGTGGTTAGGTAGCCAGATGCACGTAGGTCTGTAGCGCTTTCTACATACACTGCCCCATCTACTGATGAAGCGTTGGCTGTTGCAAACATAAGTCTATCTACAACAGTTGTGCTTGTATTGCCATCAAAACAGCAGGCTGTAGTTACGTGTCCAGTAACGCCATCGTAGTAGATATCGTTTGCATAAGCAAAGCGTAGCGTTTCTAGTTCATTACTGAGGTCAATGCGGATAAGGCCAGGCTCTCCAGCAACTCCTGCTGCAGCCCAAATGAAGTGGTCACGTCCAGTAAAGTCGTAGACTGGCTGTGTAGTTTCGACAATAAGAGGGCCATAGTTAATAGAGCCATCTTGGTCAGATACTGCTGCAACTCGAATACCCTTGTTGGTACCAATGACGAGGTATCCGTAGTAGTAGTGAATCTTGTGAATGATTTCGCCAACAGGCATCTCTGCTGCAACTACTGCAGATGTGAGGGTTGGCATGACACCAGTTGCAGATACTGTGTACTTCTCAATGTGTGACTGAGTTCCATTGTATCCTGCAATGTAAATTGCTGGGCCAGATGCAGTAATGCTTGAGTAGATGAATCCTGATGCTGGATTGGTGTAAAGCAATGTTGGGGTTGATGCTGCTGTTGTTGCGCACTCGTACACCTTGTTGTCAGCGCAGATTACCAAGCGTGACTTTACATAGTCCATGGTAGCGTGAGATACAATCTGGCTATTGTCGAATACCTTGAACTCATCAGCAGTACTTGCGGATGAACCAGTAAGCGGCTTGCCGTATACGGTAAACTTAGTTGTTCCGCCAGATGTAGCATTGGTTGCCCAGTATGCATTAGTTCCGTCATCGCAGATTGAGTAGACTGGATAGACACCAGCACCAGCGTTGTAGTCAATGAAATGAACTGGGTTTGCTGGGTCAGTTACTTTAATCTTATCAACATCGTAGCCATCATGAAGTAGCGCCCCAGTAAAAGTGCTCCACTTAATTGAGCGCATGTGTTGCTGTGGTTCACCATTTGCTGCAATTGCGCCAGTGGTATTGTGGCCCACTTCGCAAGACTTGAGCAGGGTTGCTTGTCCCTTTGTCCAGACATTTATACCCTTGCTATCAGCAAAGCGATAGTGTCCATTCTCATCAGTTGTTGCTGGGTCATAGAATTTAATACCTGAACCAGAGTGGAACGATGCTTGGCTACGAATCCACCAACCAGTCAGAGACTGCTCGCCAGGCTCGTTGCCATTGTCGAACTGGTCCTTACGAAAGGGTGCAGTCTGACGGATATAAGGGCGTGAGTCATTGATTGCATAGAAGAATGGAAGTCCACCAATGGCTACGTCGTAAGACATATCGGTGTTCTGCCAAATAGCAGTTGAAGAGTTTACTCCAACATCTACCGCAATAGCATTACTGGCGCGACCTTCGGTTATATCTCTGCCTGCCAAGGCGAACCTCCATTACTAGAATCTATTAGTTTGTAATTGCGGTGATTTCATCACCAGACAAGCCAAGTGCTTGCAACTTTGCTTGAGCAGATAGTTTTGCATCTGCTTTAGCCTGCATTGCTGAATCGCGCTCTGCTTTTTCAATAGCAGCAGCCTGTGCATCTACTTCACGCTGAGCAATTTCCTCAGGAGTCAAGTCAATGTATTGCTGAGTTCCTGTTGCTAGGTCAACTACGAGTTTCTTAGGTACGTCTGACATTTTATTCTCCTTGAATGATTACGTGTGAAGCATCTGGACAAGACCAGATACAAGTTTCTTCGTCAAGTGTTACATCGTTAGGATGGCACTCTGGCTTAGGTGGGATGAAAGCATCTCTGCCTGCATCATAAGTGTAACCGATACCAGCAAAGTTCTTACGGATGTTTCCATTGTAAGAAGTCTTTACCCAGGTTCCACCTAGTGAATTCATAAAGGCTTCGCCTTCATCTGGCTCGCTGTTGTTGCCAACGAGTACACGGAGAACTGTATTGTTCTCATCAATCTCTGCCCAATGTGACATTCTATTCTCCTTTATGCAATTGCATATCTAATAATTACAATACCTGAACCACCAGCACCGCCTTCGCGGTTTCCTCCGCCACCATTTCTAGCAGCGGCTGCACCGCCTCCACCTGTGTTTCTAATTGCTGGAGTGCCGTTTGAAGAAGCGCTGTTTCCACCACCACCGCCACCTGCACCACCTGTGCCAGATGCTGCTCCGCCATTATTTGATGGACCACCTCCGCCGCCGCCAGCATAATATCCGCTGTTAGCGCCAGTGTTTGTTGGTGTTGCAAATGCGGTAATTTGAACACCATTACCACCGTTGCCGCCACTTGACGAACCAGTTTGACCAGCCTGCCCTGCACCACCGCCACCACCGCCTGTGCCGTCTCCACCAGCACCACCAGCAGCGCCTGCATAACCTTGGCTTACAGTTCTGTCTCCACCAGTTCCACTACGTGCGCTACCGCCACCACCAGAACCACCAGTGTTTCCGCCATATGTACCAGAGTTAGAACCTCGACCTCCTCCACCACCACCAACAGTACTAATAGTAGTCAAACCACTACCTGCTATAGACGACGAGGAGCCATTAATTCCATTTGCTGTTTCGCTAAATGTTCCACCTGCTCCACCAGCACCAATTGTAATTGTGTAAGACTGGGCTAAAAGAGATGCAGCGGACTCAAGCGAACCACCACCACCTGTTGCAGTTACTGTTGAGCGCAGTCCTCCAGCACCGCCTCCACCTGCAGCATCAGCAGGCGTGCCACCACCGCCACCACCGCCTGCCACTACTAGGTAGTCACAAGTTAAAGGGACGGCAGGCGTAAATGTTCCGCTACTAAGAAACGCGTGATACCAGTAAGTGCCATCGTTGGCAACAATATTACCACCAGTAGCCTTAGGTCCAATAGCAGGTGTAGTACCTGTTGCCGCTATTCCATATAACGAGAATGTGCTATTGGCAACAAATGAACCTGATGAATATGGGCTCATTTCAATGCTTGTAATAGCACTTGTGTTTGACCACAAGCCAGAAGATAATGCCATATAAAAATCAGTTGACCCAACATTTGTTTCTTGAGTCACATCAGTAGACACTACTTTATAGTTACTAGAAGTATAATTTGGGATTAGCATTTCGGAGTTACCAAATGCATTTGCTGTATTCAATGAAGAATTTTGATACATCATATAAAAATATGAAGTAGATTGTGTGTAAGCGCCAGCAGTAGCACCGCTTCCATATAGCCAGCGCTCTGTATATCCTGTTGAACTTCCATTAAATTTAGTTACAATGTTTTGGCTAGTTCCAGTATTTCTACCTGATACAACAATCTTTAAATCCGTGTAACCAGTTTGTGGGATATTGTCAAAAGTTACAGATGCTGCGCTTTGAGTAAGTTCAATAGTTTCTAGTAGTATGTAGTTATCTGCCATTATCTATCTCCCTTATTTCGCATATCTAACAATGACAACTCCGCCACCGCCTGTACCGCCAGTTGAGTGACCACCACCACCACCGCCACCTGTACCAATTCCACCAGGTTGACCGATGCCAGCAACACCATTGCCACCACCACCAATACCACCTGTACCTGCGCCACCCTGGTCTCCAGGGCTAGCACCACCACCGCCTGCATAGTAGGTTCCTAATGATTGCCAGTTAAGTCCTGGACCACCATTACCACCGCTAGTGCCTGCGTTGCTTCCAGCACCGCCTGCACCACCGCCACCACCACCATTGTAGTAAGGAGCACCTTGACCTGTGCCTCCGCCATATCCCTGAACAGGAGATGTTGAAGGAGTGTTACCGCTTCCTGCTGCTTGGTCACGGCTACCGCCACCACCAGAACCACCAGATGTTGCTGGTCCATAGAAAGAACCGTCGGCTAAGTAAGCACCGCGTCCACCACCAGCAGAACTGTATCCATTAAATGTAGTTGCATTTCCAGCAGAAGATGCAGCCTTGAGGCTTCCAGAACCGCCACCATACCAACCACCAGCGCCACCAGCGCCAATGACTACTGGGTATGAACCCGCAGTAATGCTTGAAGATGAGAATGCTCTGTAGCCTCCTGCGCCTCCACCACCACCGATGATAGGTCCACCTCCGCCACCGCCACCAACGATAAGATAATCACAGGTTAGTGTTTGGTTGGGTACGAATGAACTTGAATTCTGGAATGTATGATACCAATAAGTAGAGTCAGATGTGACTAATCCGCCAGTTGCCTTAGGCGTTGTTTCACCAGACCAGGCTTTAATTCCATATAATGAGAATGTTGAGCCAACGGCAATGTTACCTGTTGTTACTCCTATAGTTACTGAAGTGATTGCTGCAGTATTACGCCACAATCCAACAATAGCATCTGCCTCATTTGAAGGATTTGCAGACCTATTTAATATAGTTTTGTAAATTCCACTGTTTGAGTAACCTTGAACATTAGTTACAATTACGTTGCTATTTGCTCCAGCATCGGAACCAACCCAGTAACCGCCAATATAACTTCTTGTTGCCGATGTTGAGCGAGTTGAACCATAGGCAGAACCAGTGCTATAAAGAACTGTTGTTGAGTAGTTAGAACCAGTATCTCCATTAAATTGAATATACATTGTGTTGCCTGAGCCATAAGATGAAACGATTACAAGGTCAGTATAACCTTGATTGATTCCGCTCAGAGTAATAGAAGATGCTGTTCCGCTTACTGTTGTTTTATCTAATGCAACGTATGTATTAGTAGCCATATTATTTCACCCCATATAGTGCAAACGTACTGCCAGAAACTTGATTTTGACCACTCTTCATAATAGTGATGCTACTAATAGGTTGCTTGCTCATGTACATGCCTGATGTAAATGCAATCTCACCTGGTTCTGTACCAGTACCGTTAGTATCAAATCCACCAATATGCTTCATTGTTTTGTACTTTTCAATTGAACTGTAATCTAAGATGTCAATAATGTGTCCACAGAAAATGCCACTTGTGTAATTATTAGCGGTAGATGGTCCAATCCACATACTTCCTTGGTTGCCATAGCCAGATGAAGAAGGAGTTCCTGAGCCAAGTGCTTCAATTCTATGCCAAGAATAGTTGCCATTAGTATCACCATTGTAGTACATATACAAAGAGTTAACATTTGTGTCGGCATTACTATCGCGCTGGAGCATACGAATCTGTAGATGCTTGTATCCGCTAGGTATATTGGAAAAAGTTACTTCAGAGGCTGCCGAGGATAAAGTTATGCTTGCTAGCGCATCGTAAGCACCAGCAGGACTAAACGGTGGTGTTAAATGCCCCGATATTCCAGAGGCAATAATGCCAGTTAGAATAGGGGTCATTAGGCGATGTCACCCACAATGAGGAATGTATTGCTTGCTGTGCATATTACTTGTGCTGCTGCATACTGAGCACGAATCTTTGGTGCAGTTGCTGTTGCTCCTACTGAGTTAATTGTAACTCCTGAACCCTGAGCAAATGTAACCTGACCAGCACCAATCTGTGCAACAGTAATGATGTCACCTGCTACATATACAGAAGGTGGGACTGTTACTGTAATTGCTGATGCGTTAGATGCTGTGACAACCTTTGTAGCATCAGTTGCTACGAGTGTATAAGTTGTTCCTGTTTGAGCATTTAATGATGGACGTTCCTTGGCAAGTGGTACTCCACCTGCGGTAGAACCATCGTGAACTACTACAGTCTTCTTATCAGTATCAACTGTAAGTTCTGCGTTGAGACCAGTAAAGGAAGCGTGCTGTGAAGTTGTTCCTCTACGACGTTGGAAGGCGAATGACATTAGAGAGTACCCCAATCGGAGATGCTAACCCACGAAGCGGACGTTCCGTCAGTGGTTAAAAATTT